AGAAAGAATGGTGCAATAGTTTCATCGTTTACTTATAACACAGCCAATTTATCATTGAGCGGATTTACAGCCCCTGTGTCTGGTGGCTTTGCAACATACAATATTAGTCGATTCGTTACATACAACGCGGTTAATAGTCAACCGGGTGACTATTACGAAATTAAAATAATGGGTATTACATTAAGTGGTGATTTTTATACGGCTGGTAGTGCGCAGATTGTGACGGGCGCGGCTTCTGCTTTAGATTTGATTGTTAAAACAACATCGAAGTATTACGGAACACTTACAACAACTGCATTAACTTGGGGTTCAACGATTGACATGAACACCGTAATCCCAGACGAAATTAAGATGAAAGATTTTTTAATGTGGGTACTTCTAACTTTCAATCTTTACATCGAGCAAGACAAAGCCAACGCGAACAATTACATTATAGAGAGGCGAAACGACTTTTATACAACGGGTAACGAACTAGATTTAAACAGCCGTCACGACACGTCTCAAGAGTGGAAAATTATTCCAATGGGTGAACTTGACTCAAATAGTTATGTGTTGAAATTCGACGATGACGGTGATTATTGGAATAAGACCTATTTAAACAAATGGCAGGAAACTTACGGGCAACAAAGAACGATCATAACAAATGACTTTCTGAAAAAAGAAAGAGTTATAAAAGTTGGTTTTGCTCCGACGCCCGGTGTATCATTTCAAACAGATATAGTCGCTCCTCGTTTACTTACAATCGAAGGAACATTCCCCGGTGGAACATGGACGGCAAAACCAACAAAAACCAAACCACGTTTACTTTATTGGGCAGGGCAAAAAAGTTGCATGGTTCATAACTTAGTAACTTCCGCAACAACAACATTAAACAATCAAGCTACATACCCATCATTAAATCACTTTGACGACGCGATTAATCCGACTATTGATATTAATTTTGGGCTGCCTCGTGAGTTATTTTGGACATTACCAGCGCAGCAATACACGACAAACAATTTAGGTAACTCAGGATGGAATGATTATTTTTCTGCAATATCGAATAAAAACTCAAAGATAGTACAGATCAAGGCGCAGTTAAGTCCTTTGGATATGTACAACTTTACATTTAGACGTAGGGCTTTTTTCAAAGGTGCATATTTTTACATCAATAAAATAACAGGTTACGATCCACAAACGAACTCATCCGTATTAATTGAGATGCTGAAAGTACCAACACCAACGGCTTACACGTCTTTGACATTTCCACCAAATAACCCACCATCGGGAACTCAGAGAATTTATACAACAACCCCGTGGTTTACTGAGCAGGGTAATTTGTCTTTAGCTGGTTCGGCTGCGATAGGTCTAGGCGTAGTTAATGAATCTGCAATAGGTTTGATAACAGGGCAAAACATTACAACTGATAAGGCTTTAGTTTCGTTCGATGCGATAGGCGTAAAGGATCAGGTGTTCGATGTAACTTTTGAAGGCAAAACAATGATCCGTAATAATGGATTACTTGTAAGCGATTCAGGTGTCGAGAGCGATAAAAAAGCACGCGGAGCGTACACGACCAACTTTACAATCAACAAGCCTGTGAGCCTTGTGGATGCAAGCGGTGGCAACATTAATATTCTCACTCCAACAATTGATGACCTCAACGAATGGACTATTATTCGTATAGATAATAGCGGAAACGTGGTTAATGTTACAAGTCCTGGTGCTGAGAATTTCATACAAGGCGGCACAGTTGGAACGCCTCTCGTTATTCCAACGCGATCAACAAGACGTATAATTTCAAACGGTACAGCATGGTATTACTAACGGATGACATAACTATCAATAATTTGGATCAAGTGATTAAACAATCCTTTGACGGACTATTTGAAATCGTGGCAATATGTATTAATGGTGACGACTTAGATCGTGACATAATAAACGCACTCAATGGCTGAAAATTCAACAGTATTAACGGTTCAAGTCAACGGGGCAAACGTTGAGATAGATAGCTTGGCGAAGGCTAAGAAAGCTATTAAAGACTTAAATGCTGAGGTGCTTAAAGGCAATAAGGAGGCGTTAAAATCTTTAGCGGACGTTAAGGATAGACTTGAAGATGTACGTGAAGCCACAGACACGGTAAAAGGTTCTGGTGTTGAGAAACTTACTTCGTCGTTTGGATTATTAAAACAAGGCTTTACTTCATTTGATACTGATAAAATCGCAACGGGTTTTAAAGGTATCGGTACGGCTATGGCTGCAATCCCTTTGCTATTGTTGGTTGAAGGTGTTGTTTATTTGATTGAAAACTTTGATGAACTTTCAAAAGGTAACGGGGTATTAGCTAAGACATTGCGCTCAGTTGGGGATGCTGTTTCAAGCGTTATTAATTTCTTTGGCGATTTGATAGGCGTTACAAGCAAAGCGACGAGAGCAATCGAAGATCAAGGTGAAGCTATGGATACCGCTTCTAAAAAGACACTTGAATCCTTATCACTTCAAACAGCAGCTTATGATAGACAGGTTGCGGTTGCTAAGGCAGCAGGACAAAGCACCATTGACATTGAAAAAGCGAAGCAGGAAAATATTATTAAAACTAATTTAGAAATTGCTAAACAAATAGAGGCTTATGTTCGTAGTGGTGGCGAGTTTACAGAAGAAAGACAAAAACAGTTGTCCGCTTCATTGGAGGCAATCAAAGCAGCCAGAACAGCCGAGAGAGTAAGTGAATTAGAAAATCAAAACAAAGCAAGGCAGGACTACACTAAGCACTTAGAGGATTTAAGAAAGATAAAAGCGGACTCCGATAAAATGGTTCAGGATGCCGTTGATAAGGTTGAATCTGAAAGAATAAAAAGGGCTGTTCAAGAAAATAACGACGAAATAAAAGCGGCACAGGATCGACTAACACAAAAGGCAAAAGATGATGCAGACCTTTTAAAACTAGAAGAGGAAACCACCGCGTCATTTGTAAAAGTGGTTCAATCTGGTAACGAGCAACAAGCTAAGTCCGAAGGAGATTTAAACGCAAGAAAAAGAAAAGAACAGGAAAATTATTTTAATGCCGCAAAAGGATTAAGCGATGCGTTTTTTAACGGTCAATTAAATTTAGCAAAAGGCAACCAACAAAAGACAAATGAAATTTTAAAAAAACAATTTCAAGTTGACAAGGCTTTCAATTTAGCAAGGGCAGTAATCGAAGGTGTGAGAGCCGTACAAGCTAACTTAGCATTCCCGCCTTTAGCTTTGTCAGTTGGTATATTAGCAGCCGCCAACGTTGCAAAGATAGCGTCCGTTCAATTTCAAGGTTCAACCGATAGCGGAGGAAGTTCAGCCCCAGCAATATCAGGAAACGCCCCAGCACCAGCACCGCCACAAATAGCGAGTAATGCAGTTGGTAGCACGATAATAAATAACAACGGACAAAGCGGTGACATACAGGCTTATGTTGTGGAAACACAAGCAAGGTCAGTAAGTGATCGTGTACGTCGATTAACAGAACAATCACAATTTGGATAACATGGAAACAATTAAAGTAAGAGAATTAGTAAGAAACCCAGCACCCGGCAAAAGTGGTGTTAAGACCGTGGCGTTTGTGGATCGTGCCGCAATTATGGAAGAACTTATTTTGTTTAAAGAACAAAAGGAAGTTAAGGCTTATTTTGCTGCGGAAAATGGCAAATACATTATCTCACCCGCTTTGATACCAGATAGGCGAATCCCTCGCATTGATGAAAGGACAGGTGAAAAGTTCGCGGTTTATATGTCTCGTGAAACAATCTTTGAAACGGGCAAACAATGGATGTCGGAGGGTCGGCAAAACTTCGCCAATAATATGCACGATGGCGAGCAAGTCGATGGCATAAGTTGGTTTAGTGCCTTTTTTTCAGACGAAAATTTTGTGCAGAATCCTAAAGGCTACGAACATTTACCGATGGGAACATGGTACTTAATGGCTGAAGTAAACAATCCCGAAATTCTGCAAAAGATAAAAGATCAAACATACAGAGGAATAAGTATAGAGGGGATGTTCGATATGGTTTACAGGTCTGAAATGAACGAGGAACAACTCGATGCAATGTGTTATGATTTGGTGAATGAATAATTTTTTGTAACAAAACAAATATTTTTTGGTATATGTATTTATGAGTGAAATCAAAAAAATCAAAGACGCAATGAACGCAGAGGAAAAAAGCGTTTACGAAAAGTTTAAATCAATCGTTTCAAACATCAAAGCTAAGTTTAGCGATATGCCCGTTGATCCTAACAAGCCAATTGAAGAGCCTGTTAAAATGGAAAGCGAAGTAAAAATCGCTGGGACTGAAACAGTATTAGTAGTGGCGGGCGATCCTTCAACAGCAACAGCAGAAACGCCAGTACAAGTAATAGTTAAAGGTAGTGGTGAACCTGCACCAGATGGCGAACACAAATTGGAAGATGGCAGCGTTATTAATGTAACAAATGGCGGCATCACTTCATATAAGCCAGCAGAAGTTGCAGCACCAGTTGACCAAGGTCAGGCAGTAGCACAAGCGCAAACAGCATTAAAGGCTGAGTTCGCAGCGCAAAAAGTTTCTTTAGCAAAGGAAATACGCACCGAGTTTGCAGCACAAATCGCAGAGCAAAACGCAACAATAAAAGACCTTAACGAAATTGTAAAGTTCTTATCAGACGTTCACATCAAACAAATGGAAACGGCTGTTTCAACTGAGCCTGCAAAGAAAGAATTAAAAACATTAACTCCAGCAGAGGTTGCAAAACTTACACCTGCTGAACAAGTAAAGTATAACAGAGGAAAATTATAACAAATGGCAAAGATTTATTTAGTATCAAAAATTGGTTATTTTGACCGTTTCGGAAGTGAGTTTACAGTTTCATCTGAAACTGTACACATTAACGAAGATACGGTTTCGTCAATTGAAACACACGCTTCGGGCGCAGTTATCATGTTGAAACAACCTGCTTTTTTAGATGGTCAAACCATCACAGGTTATGTGGTTTCACAAACACCTGCACAAGTCAAAACTTTAGCAGACGCAACAGTTAGCACGGCAAACGCTGTATTAGCAATGTCAGTAAACGGTGCGGTTACAGTACCATCCGTAAACACAACTATTTACGCTACTAAAGCAGGTGTATTAGCGATGACAATCGTTGACCCAACAGCAACAACTCACGACGGAGTAAGAGTAACTTTTATTGCAACAACAGCACAAGCAAACACATTAACAAATACAACCGGCTTCGGTGCAGGTGGCTCGTCTTTAGATGTTGCAACATGGGGCGGAGCAATCGGTGACAACATCGTAATCGAAGCGTACCAAGGAAAATGGTATGTAGTATCAACACGTAACGTAACATTATCTTAAAAATAAAGTAATATGTCAATCACAATTACAGGCGGCACACGCAACTATCAACAACTTGAAGAAATTCAAGAAGAATTATACCAAGACTCAAAAACATTCCGTGAGAATGTGATTGACATTCAGCAAGACTTTAAGTCTGGTGCTGACGTTTACGAAAGCAAAGTTACTTTTGCTATGTCAGCGTTAAACACAGGTAAAGTTGTTGCAACATCTGACTTAGTGTTAGGTGTTCAAAAAACGGCTTTGTCTTTGGTAACTTTCAACTATGAAGATGTTATAGATGACAACTCTTTAAAAGGTTATCGTTTTGAGACATCAATGAAAGCGGGAGCATTTAACACAATTTCCGATGAGTTTGATCGTAAAGTTTTAATTCAAATTACACCTGCAATTGGTGACGATTTGGAAAATAAAATTTGGGATGGTGCTTTAGCAGCTACTAAAACAGCGGTTGCGGCATTAACTCCAGGTGCGGGTCAAGGCTCAATTTCATCATCGGCACAGACAGCATTTGCAGCGATGAGTTCAAATTTATTTGATTCAATCACAGCAACAATCATTTACAACGCTTCAAATTCAAAAGTAACTCCGGGCGCAGGATTAGGTGATTACATTAAGGTAGCTGGAACAACGGTTACTTCAGCTAACATCGCTGCGGAATACGGTAAACTTTATGCAGGCGCACCTCAAAAGGTTGTAAACAACACATCTACACCTCCAATGATTTTTGCGCCGCTTGGTGATCGTCAATTGATTAAGATTGCCAACAACTCGGTTGGTGCAGCGCAACAAGTAAACTTCTTAGTTGAAGGTGCGGGTGTAAACGAAAAGATTTACTACAACAACGTAGAAATTTATTTCGTGCCACTTCGCTCAACATTCAGAATATTGACTATCCCTAAATACTTAAAAGTGTTAATGGACTTGTCAAGCGATATGAGTTCGTTAATGGTTGATCGCGTGTCAGACGGTGCAATGCAGCGTTATGTAAAAAACATTCAGTCTATCAGATGTTGGGTAACTAATCAACGTTACATCACACTTTACGGAGGTTAATAATTAGGGAGGGTAACACCTCCCATTTAAAATAAAATAAAAATATGCCTACCTGCCCATTAACTACAAGTTACGATTATAACTCCAATTGCACTGCGTTTCAAGGTGGTATTAAAGTAATTGCGTTTGTTGAAAGTTACAACAAAAATACAATTACAATTGCTTCGGGTGTCGTTACTGCAATGGCTTTACAAGCTACAAAGGTTTTCAGAACATACCGCGTAAAGAAAAATAAATCATTCTTTACAGACAGCGCAACACGCACAGAAGCAGGTGGTAAATCATACAAGCCGACTATTACATTATTCTTGCCAGACTTAGGTACTGCATTAAGAAAAGAAGTTGATTTATTAATTAGTAACTCTTTGATTGTTGCCGTATTAGATAATAACAACGTTTGGCGCATGGCAGGTTATTACAGCTTACTTGAAGCCACAACAGTTGATGCTAACTTTGGAACATTGATAGGTGACTCACACGCTCAGACTATTGTTTTTGCTGGAGAAGATACCGACCCGATGTTAGAGATCAACACAGCAACAGCAACAAGTTTAGGTTTGCCTTTGTTATAAAAATATTTTTTTGCTCATGCTTAAAAAAGCCATCTAATTAATTTGGATGGCTTTTTTTAAAGGATTAAATTTGAGAATGATAATTTACAAAACACAAATAAACGAGGTTGTAATTAGTGTGACGGATCAGTCGACTATCTTACTACCTATTTATTATTTGTTTGAGTTTAAGCGCAAAGAATCAAACGTAAAATCTTACTGCATTGCTCAAGTAGCAACAAGCTACACAGACCGCCAATCATTTAACATTGAAGAAACCGATACACCTGACCCGTTGACAGCAAAAGTAAAATTAAAAGCCGGGTCTTATGAGTATAAAGTTTACCAACAAACAGACGCTTCTAATGTTGATCCTGCGAATACGATTGTTGCGGCTTCTGGCTTTGCTTGGGTTGATTCAGGAATATTAACTGTATTAGATACCATAACAGAACCAGCATCATATAGCGGTGCAGATTCAACTAACTTAGTCTATGAGCAATAATAAAAAAAATAAAAGTTCACTAGGTTCTGTAAAAGTCAGCATGAAGGCGGGGCTTTGGGAAATGCCTGTAAAAGATAATTTACAAGGGTGGTATGATTATGGAAAAAATAACAGAGGCTTTGAAGATTTAACGTACCTGTATAATAACGAACCTCATCACCAAAGTATCGTTGACGGTAAGGCAAAATATATTACAGGTTTAAAGTTAATTGCATCCACTCCGCAGGGGGCTGAATGGCTTAAGAAATGGAATCCTAATGAGAGTGCATTTGAAGTATTAACGCCTGTAAATCGCAACTATGCGCTTGTAGGCACTAGGGCAATAAAAGTAATTCCTAATTTGTTAGGCATACCGTTATGGATGTTTCATTTAGATTTTACAAGGTGTCGTATAAGTCTCTGCGAAACAAAAGTATTGTATTGCGACGATTGGAATGAGCGTTGGAAATACGGAATAGAAGAGTATCCGATTTGGTATAAGGGATGCAAAGAGCCAGCTATAATGCTTCAAAAAAGGTTCAAGCAATCCACTAGAAAAATGGACACGGCTTATGCTGGCATTGAATATGAAAGTGGATTGAAAACTATTCATACATTGGTAGCTATTGGTAACAGCCGTCATAGCCTTGTTAAGAATGACATGGGAGGCGGTTCGATACTTACGATCTATGCACCGAAACCAGAATCGAAAGCAGAGCAGCAGGAAATAGTTGATAAAGCAAAAGGTAATTACGGAGGCGATGAAAACACAGGCGAAATAGCAGTCGTTTGGGTTGAGGGTGATAACGGTAAGGGCGCAGAATGGTCAACAGTACCGATGAACGGATTGGACAAGCGTTATTCAGAAATGAATGGGCAATCTATTCGTGATGTTTACGCGGCTCATAACGTACCGCCTGAATTGTTCAAGTATATTAAAGAGGGGTCATCATTATTCGATAACAAGGATGTCATAATTAACCAACATGAGTTGTTTATGAACGAGTATGTGATACCCGAACAAACAGCGTATTTGAAAATGATTAAGACGCTTTACGAGTGTCGTTATCCGGGGCAAGTGTGTGAATTTTCAATTGAGCAATTTCAACCGATTGGTCAGGACTTGCCACTTGATAATCCTGTGATTGTTCAGGCTTTGAATACAGCCGACCCAAGTATCATAATTAATTATTTGGACAAAAAATTTAAGTTGAATTTACCTAAAGCTATTCAGCCGAATGGACAACCGAGTAATTCAGTTGCACCCGTTCAAGCAGCACAGGTGAACGATCATTTAAAGAATTTGACGGGTAAACAAATGCAGGGGATTGATCGCATTGTAAGAAAGTACAAGGCGGGAACATACTCACAGGCGCAGGCTATTTTGTTACTAAAAAATGGATTCGGCTTAACCGATCAAGACTGCATGGATTTTTTAGGGGCGCAGGATTTACCCGTTGATGTTATGCCAATTAAGCAAAGGATAGCATTTGCAAAACAAATAGATTTCTTTGCGCGGTTGGATGCAATGGCACATGATAGCGTTGACGACGAAGTTTTGGAAGTTAGTTATGTTGGTTTGACAAAGTTTGCCGCAACGTCACCAACCGATCAGGAAAAAAACGACGTATTAAACAAAGTCAAAGCAGACCCAGAAGCCACGAATGAAGAAATATCTAAAGCACTTGGATTGAGTGCCGATGTTGTAACGGCTGCGTTGACTTGGTTAATTGCAAAAAAATTACTTTCGAAAATTGACGGAATTTTTAAAGCTAAAGAAAAAAAAGCTATCATTTACACTGAATACAATTACGCATTAAGCCCAGAAGCTAAACCACCTGCCATCATTGCGACAACGCGGGATTGGTGCAGAACTATGTATAAGAAATACGGCATAGGAAAAAAGGCACTCACCTTTGAAGCGATAGATTCAATGTCAAATGATCTCGATGAAAACGCTTGGGATTACAGGGGTGGATTTTGGGGAGATAAACCATACTGTCGGCACGTCTGGCAGGGAACAACTAAAGTAAAATACAAATAATGAAACCGTTAATTTTAAACGAGCAATACATAAAAGATAACAGTTTAATCAGCGATAACGTTGATTTCGCAGAACTGCGCCCTTTAATCTATGCGATACAGGACACGAAGCTGAAAGAAGTATTAGGTAGTAAGTTAACAGCATTGATTTTAACGCAGGTTAATCCCGACACATTAACCGCAGATAACAGGACTTTAGTTGATGATTATATTTTACCTTTTTTAAATTGGCACTTAATGGCTGCGCGTGCGAGAATTGGCGGCACTAAGTTATACGCGGCTGGCACAATGGAAAACCGTACAACTAACTCAGATCAAGTACCTAGCGCAATTCAAGAAGAGAAATACTATTTAAATTTTGCCACTTCTTACGAGCGCGACATGATTTTATTTTTACAAGCTAACCTTACAAAGTACCCGACATATTCAACTAACACAGAAATTAACGAAGTACAACCTGTTAAGACTGCCAACGATGCAGGCGGCTTGTTTCTGAGTGATAACTATACAGTACCACGCTATTAATGACTTTAAATACATTCGTAAATATTTATCGAAACCTCACAATAGATCACAAGCAATTGCAATCTTTTTTTGTCGGAAACTTAGATCAGTTTTTCGATTTAAAAAAAAGAGTTTATCCTGCATTGATTATGACTCTGAACCCTACAACGGTAAATGAGTTTACAGTCGATTTAAAGGCGCAGTTTATGGTTTTAGATAAACCTTTGACTGAGGGTAGAGAAGATTTATTAACCGTACAAAGCAGAACGCACTCAATTATTCGTGACGTTATCGCGGTAACAAATGAAGCAAGCGCGGCAGACCCTATATCAGTTGACATTAATATTTCAGATAGTGATTTGCAATTCGTTGACAAGGTGGCGGGGTGTTGGTGTGATCTTACTTTGCAGACTTTTGAGCAAGTAACGACTTGTTATTTACCTATTACAACAGGCTTTTATTTGTTAAACGAAGATGGTACATTTGTACTAAATGAAAATGGAACTAAAATTAAAATATAACATGAAAAAACTATTATTACTACTTTTATTGCCTTTTATTTTTAAAGCGCAAAATTTACCAATTAGCGGACTCCCATCTGCTACAACTTTAGTAGGTAGTGAGGTTGTGCCAATAGTTCAAAGTGGGGCAACAAAGAAAGCAACGATAACACAGATCAGAGGAAGCGCAGCAACAATAACATTAACAGGCGCGGGCAGCACAAGCGTGTTAGGGACAAACCCTTATACTATCACTTCGAGTGGTGGTGGTGGTGGAGCGACACTTACAGCAGGTGCAAACGTGACGGTAACAGGCGTTAATCCATACACGATAACAGCAACAGGCGGAGGTGGTACAGTATCAGTACCAAACGGTCAATTTGTAATTGGTAACGGTTCTGGTATTACAGGCACTTCTTTAATTACTTATACAAATAACACAATAACAGCACCAACCGAATCATTAATAGTTAGCAGCCTATCCGTTACTTCTGGCTACAATAAATTGTATGTAAATTCAAATGGTGTTTATTCAAGTGGAGCTGGTTCTTTCACGTCAAATTCAGCTTTTGGTTTTAATGCCTTTATTTCAAATACAACAGGCACAGACAATTCAGCATTTGGTAATCAATCACTTCTTTCAAGTAGTTCTGGTAGCAATAACACTGCAATTGGTAACAACGCCCTTATTTCAAATGGAACAGGAAATAACAACACTGCAATTGGCCGCGGGGCTTTGTATAGTAATAGCAATCAAAGTAATAACATTGGCATTGGTCTTTCTGCGGGAGCGTATAATTCAAGTTTTAATAATCGAATATTTATTAACTCAATTGATAGGGGTTCTTTAGCTGGTGATACAACGGCTTCGCCTATTTACGTGTATCAACATCCAACGGCTTCACTTCAAAAAATTCAATTGAATGGAAATTTAAGCGTTGCGAATACTGCGAGCGTTAGCGCATTAAACATCGGCACTACTTCCACAGTTGGTTCAGTTTGGACAGCGACTAATACAACAGGTGCAGGTACATGGTCAACAGTACCGAGTAGCGGAGGCGGTGCAACATTAACGGCTGCATCAAACATCACTATAACAGGAAGCAACCCTTACACAGTTGCGGTTGTTGCAAGTCCAACAGTTATAAATTTAATTACGACAGGTACTTTTAGTGCGGGTAGCACTTCTACATTAACAGGGGCTATTTTAGCAGGAAATAATTTAAGCGTCACAGGTACTTTTAGTACAGCGGGCGCGTCAACTTTAACAGGTGCTATTAGAGCAGCTAGTAATTTAAGCGTAGTGGGAACGTTTAGCGCAGGCAGTAATTCAACTTTAAACGGTTTAACAAATACAGGAGGCATTACAACGTCAACTACATTTAGTTGTGGTACAACTTCAACATTAACAGGGGATGTAAGGGCTTCTGCAAATATGAGTGTTACGGGCACATTCAGCGCGGGTGGTACTTCAACCGTTGCTAACTTAGTGCTACCATCAACAGGCACGATTACAGGATATGTCAATCGTATTCCTTCTGTTACTACGCAAGCCGCCAATCCTAATATTAGTTTTGACAGAATCCACTTTACAACGATTACAGGACTTGCTCAAGCAATTACAAGCGTTACAATGACTGGCACACCTTATGACGGTCAACTTTTTGAAATAAGAATTACCGATAATGGTACTGCAAGGGCTATTACATGGGGTTCACAATTTACAGGTTCTTTGTTACCAACTACAACCGTTATCTCAACACGATTAAGAATTTACTTAGAGTATGATTCGGCATTATCTAAATGGGTTTGTGTTGGTTCGTTATAAAAATTGATAAGATGAAAAAATTAATATTATTCCTTTTATTATTTGCGTTTGAAATTCAAGCGCAAACAGTTACGCTTACCTGCTTACTTGTTGGTGGTGGTGGTGGCGCACAGGACGTTTCAATAGGTGGCTCTGGTGGCGGTGGTGGTGGAGGTGTTACAGAAACAGTAACCTCAATTAGTACAGGAACTTTCCCTATTGTTGTTGGAAATGGCGGTAGCGCGATAAATAATGGTGGTAACTCAACCGCTCTTAGTTTTACCGCATTAGGTGGAGGTGCGGCAGGGTATAATTATTATGACGGTGATTTAGAAGAGGTCATTTATGTACCCGCAGTTATTGGTGGGGCTGGTGGTGGCGCGGGAGTTGGTACTAATTCGGGAGCTGCTGGAACAAGTGGGCAGGGTTATGCGGGAGGTAATGCGGTAGGTTATGGTGCTGGTGGTGGAGGAGGTGCAGGGGCGGTAGGAAGTGCTGGCACGGGAAGTGTTGGCGGAAATGGTGGTAATGGTTTCTTATCTTCAATAACAGGAACATCAACATATTATGGTGGTGGAGGTGGGGGTAGTAGTTACTTTTATAATCAAGCGACAGGCGGGCTAGGTGGAGGTGGTAACGGAGGCTCTTACTTTAACAGTGGAGGCGTTGCGGGACTAGGTAATTATGCCTCTTCAAATGGAACTAACGGTTTAGGTGGTGGCGCGGGAGGTAGTTGGAGTTTTGGTCCACCAACTCCAAGAACAGGCGGTAATGGAGTTGTCATTATATCTTTCTTAACGGCAAGCATGACCGCTACGTGTACAAGTTGCACGATAACAACGAATGGATCAAACACAGTGCATAGTTTTACTAGTAACGGAAATTTTATAGTAACCGCAATTAATACAGCGGTCAATAATTCAGGAATAAGAATATTTTTTCAACAATAAATATGAAAACAATTTACATAGTTACTTGGCTTTTGATTCAATGGTTTCCGAAACCATGTTTAAACACGAATCCCATTACTTACTGTATGACCAAAGATTCTACACATTGCGAAAGAACATTTTCCACGTTAGATTCAGCAAATAATTTTTCTCAAACAATGCAATCATTGGCAAATGACTACGAAGCACCTTTTAAGAGTAAAATAATAAATATAAAGATAAGTAACAATTAAAAATAGAAACTATGAACTACACACCATTTGCATTATTTATTATCGGTTTAGTGGGAGTACTATTCCATAATCTTATTGAGTTGAACAAACTTAACCGCGCGCAAAAAGGCAATTTTTCAATCAAAGATTATTTTCGATTGGAGATTTTTACAATCCTTATTTCTATTTTAATGTCGGCTGTCTCCGCTTATTTGTCGGCAGATATAAAACAATTAAAGATAATTACAGAAAGTGAATACGGAGGGTTAATGGTGGGCGGTGCATTTATAGCTATTGGTTACATGGGTCAAAGTATTTTAGTTGCTGCAATGGGGAAGGCTAATAAATTTGTAAATAAAGAAAACGAAGAAGCAAGAGCAAAAGCAGATAATTTATCGAGTTAAATATCCTAACCTCCCGAAGGAAAAATAAAGCGGCATGGGTAACCGCTTACTTTAAAGCTATGAAAAAACTATTTATATCATTTATGTGTATCGCTTTCATTGGCAAGGCACAGAGCGGAGACTTTAAAAGCGATATGTTACATATTTGGGGAACTTGTGCTATCGCAATGGGAACGGGTTACACCATTAACAAGGTTACTAAAGATCGACATCCTTTTATTTCAGCTTTAATTGGCGGGGCTTTTGCGTTTGGAGTTGGGGCAGCAAAAGAATATATCTGGGATCGACAAATGGGGCGTGGCGTGTTCAACAAAGAAGATTTAATTAGTAACGCACGCGGGAGTGTGGCGGGCGTGTACGGCATAGCTGTTATACTTCATATTAGGCGAAAAGAGTATTCAGAGAAGCTAATGTATCTCGATGAATACAGTCAGTATTACGAATTTAGAAACACTAAACAATACTAAATTATGGAAATAGCTTCGCATGAATTTCTCATCACACAGGCTTTATTTTTTATTGGAATTAGTGTGAAACTATATTTTGACGTTCAAGAAATGAAATCGAAGATAAAAGCTATTGAGGCAGAGCGCAAACAATTAATTGATAAATTACAATCCATGAGCGAAACTTTGGCGATAATTAAATCACATTTTGAATTAGGCACGCTTACTAAATTAAAGACACATGACGAAGATTACACGCATAGATCAGTCGGGCATTGACATCATAACTCACTTTGAGGGCTTTAGAGATAAGCCGTATTTATGCCCTGCCAAAGTCCCTACAATAGGCTACGGCACTACCAGATACTTCAATGGTGTCAAAGTATCATTAAGCGATTTACCTATCACCAGAGAGAAAGGAATAGAGTATTTAATGAATGATGTTAGGGCTTTTGAATTGGCAGTCGATGCAATGGCAGTCGATTCAATTAATCAAAATCAGTTTAACGCTTTAGTTTCATTTGCTTATAACTTAGGATCGAACGCATTAAGAACCTCAACACTATTAAAAAGAGTAAACGCAAATCCAAACGACCCAATGATCGCAGGGCAATTCATGCGTTGGATTTATGCGGATGGCAGGATGTTAGACGGGCTGGTACGGAGACGTAAAGCTGAATCAGAATTGTATTTTAAAAAATGAAGCACCTAAGACACACAGAGCCGATTTGGTTAGGTTTAATTATTTGGCTGTTGATATTTTTGTATCATGTATAGAAAACTTCAAAAAATGAACATGAGTAAGTTATCAGGTATAAACTCTTTACATGACAAATACCGAAGGTTAATGAGGATGAGTAAAAAAGAATTGATCTGTTTATTGATTGAAGCGCAGAGTAAGCAGTTTCAAAAGTTTGTGTCAGCGGATGAAATTTTGGGAAATAAAAAAAGCCCAGAAAACAAAAAAACTGGGCTTGGCGTGAGTGCGTCTAGCACACATTCTTTGTCTTAGTTAGACGAACGCATGACAAATATAGTTAAAATTTAAAGGTTTGGTAATGTTAACAAAATATTTACGATATAATAACAATTTATTTTTGTGAAATATGAGTGTAGCCTCGGACATAGTAAAAAAAGAACTAAAGCGATTCCCAACACTCCCGAAGCTAACACTAGCAAAAAAAATCTACAAAGATAATCCACTTCATTTTAAAGACGTTGAGAATGTAAGAAGCTACATCAGAAAGTATTGCGGGGCAAATGGTCAAGCAAAGTTTAAAGCCACGCAGGACAAAACTTTTTATAACAAAGAAACTATCTTTGAATTACCCGAATCACACGCTCTCACTTATGAGCCTTATGTAATCAATCAATCAAAGATACTTTGTATTTCCGATTTACATTTTCCGTATCAAGACAACGAAGCTATCCTTTGCGCTATTAAGAAAGGAAAGAAAGAGGATGTTAATTGCATATTAATTAACGGTGATCTAATGGATTTTGCCACAATATCACGACACGAAAACGACTGGAGACATCGGGCAGTACATGAGGAATTTGCAGCGACACGATTATTTTTAGAGCAATTACGCAAACATTTTCCAAAAGCTAAAATAGTTTTCAAAGAAGGCAACCACGATGAACGCTGGGAAAAATATCTATTCAATAAAGCACCAGAAATATTCGACGATCCCGAATTTACTTTGGAAGCACGATTAAAATTAGGCGAACTTGGTATCGACATTGTTAAAGACAAGCTACCTGTTAAGATTGGAAAGTTAAACGTGCTTCACGGTCACGAATTACAAGGTGGCGGAGGTGTTAATCCTGCACGGGCAACGTTTCTAAAGACCATTGATAATGTATTAATAGGTCATTGCCATAGAAGTTCACAGCACACAGAACCAACGCTAGCAGGTCATGTAATTGTAACAACATCACAGGGTTGTTTGTGTGGAATGTTTCCTATGTTTTCGAGAGTTAATAAATGGAATCACGGCTTTAGTTTTATTGAACACGATATAAAAACGGGCGATTATCAGTTGAATAATTTAAAGATCATAAAAGGTAAATTGTTCTAAAATCGAACAATAATACTCACAGATACGCAATGATACGATGGCAGACCTGTTACAATATTTAAAACTTCAAGTAATTTATCCTGTTACATTTAAATTTGTTGCGGACGAAGAAATCAGCGAAGTTGACAAAATCCGAATGGAAAATGTTGGATTTATCGACGATGACGAATTTGAAATAGGGGACGGATTTTACAACATTGGTATTGCCGTTCCGTTTGCTTTAAACCCAAGGTGTTTTATCCCAAAAGACTTTAAACGCAAGCGACATTATACTGAGATCATTTTTGAAGATGGCACTATAATATTTGCAGACGGTAAACCCGAATCCGTTTACGAAACCTTAAATGAGTACTTTATAAGGATTGAGTCAATGACTCAAAAGTCGGACAATAGTAACAAAATAGGGGCTTAATGTGGGTTATATAATACACCCATTTAGGTATAAAAGGCTCAAAAAGTTACAATTCGTACCTAAATAGGTACGAATTTGGCACTTTTTAGTGCTTGCTGCCAATTTATAGATGATACATTTTGTATAATTTTACAGTTTTCGGGCTTTGTTGTTAGGTCTGTTCGTCCACCATATCCAAAATTTCGGCATCACTTTAAATATAAAGCCTCCTATTTTCCATTTCCATATATTTGTCCAGCTTCCAGCATTACAAGTGCTACAATCTTCTTTATAATTAAAGTGAGCCGAGCAAATTGAAAACCATCTTTTTTTACAAAATAGCTTTCCTTTTAATCTGTTTTTTTTGTCTAATTTCATTTCGTTAATAAATATCATTTCCTAACAATATAACCCTAATTTTGTGCTCAATTTGATATACAATTACCCTAATTTTGATATTTATGTCATTCCAAAAAAACGCTTCATGTCATCAAGCGACATATTTTTTGGTGTTAAAATATTGGTATCGGGTTTATCTGGCTGAGGTACTTCATTTAATTGCGCGATTAACTTTAAATTTTTAATAAGTAATTTTTCAAGTTTTTTTCTGGCACTAATTACACCATCATCGTAACAATGCGCTTCGACTGTGGTTTTTAGCACTTTGCCGTAAACCTCGAAATAGAATGTGTATGGTTTCATTTTTATTCCTTAAATTTGCTTATGCTAAAATACTTAATTATTCC